CTACTTTTTATTAGAAATATCTTTTGCTTTCATCTTCTCTAGCTCTTTTTTTATTTTATTCTTTTTGGTTTCCTTTCCGCCTTCATATATCATAACAAGTACGAAAAATCCTAAGAATGGCATAATTATATCTTTAAAATTAAATCCTAATGCTCCCTTATACAAAAAGAAACCTACAAAACCAAGAAATATTATAGGAAGGATAGACCCTAGATATTTATTTCCAATATACCCAGAAAATGTTTGAATAGCTATAACAGCTATTATTATTAAAATTTCTATTAAATTATCCATCGATACTCTCCTTGTGTTTTCTAATTATTTCTTTAGCAGAGTCTAAAGAAATTTTTTCATCAATAACCATCTGCATTATATTAATTTCGAAAGTATCCCTGTTATTATCTGACAGCTTTATCTTTTCAATAATTTTATCTACTCTAATTCTAACAGTAGGATAACTTACTTCATACTCTTTTGCCAATTGTTTAAGTGAACCCGAAGCAAGAATAAACCTCTTTAAAAATTCTTGTTCTTCTTTTTCTAAATTAAAAAACCAATCCATTTAATCCCCTTTTTTAATTTTATTTAACTTATTTTAACATTGTTAAATTAAAAACGCAAGATTATTTGTTTATATTAAAAAAAGCCCTGACCGAAGCCAGGGTTTTATTATATATTATGATTGTGATGTACTTGTAGAATATTGTGAAAAGATTGAAGAGAACGATTTATTTTTAACTTCTACATTATTCTTTTTAAGATATTTAGTAATGACACTGTTGTTATATGTAGTATCGCTTTCTTTTTCAGTTTTTATAACATTTTGAAGTTCTTTTTTGTACTTGTTCATGTCAGTTCCCTTTTCAGATGTTTTTACCATTTCAACAATATAATAAGAGGTTGCACCTGTTGATGAACTTGTAGACTCAATGACATCTGAAAACTCACCATTTTTCAATTTGAACGCAGCTGTTTGAACTTCAGCAGGAACACTTGTTGAAGCTGAGTTAAATGTTACTTTGCTTTCAGCATTTGTTTTTTCAAAGCTTGCTTTACCAGCATCATCTTTTTTAGCAGCATCTAAAGCTCTTGTTGCTGCATCTTTTGATGTTTCAGAAACAACATAAGCCGTCACATCTGGGTGATAAGATTCCCAAGCTTTTTTAAGGTTAGCATCAGTGTACTGAGTTTTTTTGATATCATCATCAATTGCTGCATGTTCAAGCATTCCTGTACGGAGATACGCTTTTAAGTTCTCATTTGTTAACCCTGATTGTTGAAGCATAGAAGAAAATTGATCTCCGTATTGAGATTTTAAAGTATTTACTTGTTTAGTAAGCGCCTTATCATCAGCTTCTTTAGCAAAATCTTTACTCAATATCTTATCAAAAGTAAGATTTTGAACTAAGACAGCTGATGATATGTTAGGGAAAGTTTGTAACTCTTTATAAAGATCAGAAACTTTTACTGAATCTCCCTTCATTGTCACAATATCTTTGTTTGGCACCGTATTATTACTACTAGAGCATCCTGATAGAGTTACTAACGTAGCCCCTAAAATAATTGTAGTTGCAATAACCAAACTTTTCTTTTTGAAATTCATTAAAAACCTTCATTCTTTTTTTATAATAACGTTATTTATCTTATATTTTACTTCTTAACTTTCCCTTAAGGATATCAAAAAAACCTGACCGAAGTCAGGACTAATTTTAATAATATTTATTATTTAGTATAGGCGTTAAATGCAGTTCCTTCATTTTTCCAGCCTGCTTTTATCAAAGAATCTCTTTCATAAGAACTCATTGTAAAGTGATGTGAACCAACTTTTGCGTTTGGATTATAAAGACGATATACAGGTACTCCAGTATTCGCTTTAGCAACTGGGAATCTAAAAGCTGTTCCATCATTTTTCCACCCAATTGAAACAAGGCTTGTAGCTTCAAAATCACTTGTTGTGTAATGATGATCACCTGCGTTTGGGTTATATAAACGTTGCACTACTGGATATCCTGAATATGGTGGGTTAGATAAAGGTATATCAAAAGCGATACCTTCTGATTTCCAGCCTGCTTTTTCTAATACTATAACTTCAAAACCAGCAGGTGTAAGCAAGTGTTCTCCTGTATTTGGATTATATACTCTATAAACTGGCGCTTTTGATGTTTCAGTGTCAGCATATGCCTGTTGATGAATTGCTATTCCACCAGTTATTATAGCGGTAAATGCTAAGGCTGTTATTCCCATTTTCTTCATAATTATACCCCTTTTTATTTAATGTTTTATAACAATTATATTATAGCACAAAAAAAAGCCCTGACCGAAGTCAGGGTTAATTTTATAATTTATTCGCATTCAATCGACGTTGCAGTTCTCTGACAGAATCAGAAACTGGGCTGATAGTTCCGTCTTGTATTGTTCCAAGATGTTTTTGTAATGCTTTAATCGTAGCTTGGCCAAACAGTCCGTCTTGAGCAATTCCTAAGAATCTTTGCAATGCTTTGACCACGTTTGAACCTGTCAGTGATGAATCGAACTGAGCCGCATAGATATTTTGATTAAAGGTTTGTTTGTACTGGTGACTAATTACCCCGTCTTTGCCAGCCGTATCAAAATATTCTTGAAGGCGTTTAGCAGTCGCATTTCCAAATTGACCATCAAGGTTTAATGTAACCATTTGTGGCTTATTATCAGTATTTCCTGAACCTGAGCCAACGATTCGATAAAAGTGATGTGGTAAGCGAGTACTCATATAAGCATCGTTCGTATCAACCGCAATTCCATTGTGAGTATAAGAACAGTGAATGAATGAGACATTGCTCAAAAAGATACCCGTATGTCCATCCGAACCAGCTGAACCTCCTGGAGTCCCTGAGATAAAAATATCACCACGTTGTACTTCTCTTCGACTGATTTCTTTCAGTTTTGTTCCTGACATTCCAAACAAGGTTTCTGTATTTCCCATTGAACCTGCTGACAGAAATCCTCCAGCAATCATTGAAAAGAATACTGATGAGCTACAGTCATAACTGTTTGGACCCGTTCGTGAAGTCATTGAGTAGGTAATTTTACCCTTTCGAGCTTGCATCCAACCAATCATGTTTTCAATACTTGGCATTATTCACCTCCTTCTGTAAATTCATGATCCATATCTTTATAGATATCCGGTTGCACTTCTACATTTGTTTTTACCAAACTTGCTGTATCGTCTCCGATTGTAAGACTACCGATTGAGGTTAATATTGAAATTAAAGTCGCAAATCCCGCAATACTCAATGCTTGAATCCAATCTACACCGATTAGTCCAGTAGCTCCAGCACCCAATGCACCAATCATTGCTTGTGCAAAAGTTTTGATGGCACGTTCTGCTAAATCTTTAAAAAATATTTTCATGTTCTTTCTCCTTCAAAATTTGCTTAAAAAATAAATAACAATTGAAATCCCAAGACCAATCATATAGCCCCAAGACCATTTGTTATTTGCTTTTATTTCTTTAATATCATCTGCATTGTTCAAAGCGATTAAATGAGCCTGTTCAGCTTTTTCTCTGATTGACTCATAATTATCAAGCTTTGTTTCTATTCTGGCCAACCGTTCAAGAACTTCTTGCCATGCTTTTTCCTCCATAACTTCCTTTCTATTCTATTTTATGATGCTGGAAAATCATTGCCCGTTATATATGAAATTGTCGCTCTAAAGTTACCATTTATAGCCACGGTATTACCAACGTAAGTTATTTTTCCGTCATATGTGATTAAAAAGGCTGCAAACGCTTAATTTGAACAAGCAACATTTAATGAATAGTTCCCCCGTGGACGATAACCAACTGGAATAGTTTCATCCATTAACTTACCACTAGGTATAGCCCCAGCTGAGTTGTTACCAGAAATAGTTAATGTGATAAATTCTCCAACACGTTCAGCTGTTGCTTGAATACCATAACCAAAAGGGAAACTTTTTGAAACTTCTTTTCTTTTTAGCGTATTAGTTATTTCTAAGGCTTTAACAGTCACTTTCCCAGAATCATCAGCCATTACAGTTTTTGACCAAGGGCTGAGAGTAGGAGTGCTGCCAGAACGAGAACGACTGTAAATTTGTGACACAGTTTTTGAATCATATACTATCAGTTCTTGAACTACTGAAGTCGTTGTTCCGCTGACTGTTAAATAGGCATATATAGTTGTACCAGAACGTTCAGAAGGTACATTAATGATATCTGTTCCTCCAGTAAGTCCTCCAATTCGGTAAGTACCAATATCAATTACATTATCCAAATCATTTCCACTTGCTAGGCCGCCTTTGTTTGCGATAACTTTATTTGATAAATCTGTCAGTTTAGAATCAGACTCCGTTTTTGTATAAGCTCCGACCTGAGAAGCTGTTACTGCATGGGGGTTAGCCTTATTGTTAACATGAGAATCAAAATCAGTCTTTGCCGCTTGTTGAATATTATCAACTTTATCCAGTCCAATTTGTGCTGCAGTAACCTTATGTGGGTTAGAGTTATTACTTGTATGTGAATCAAACTCTACTTTCGAAGCTTGTTTCACATTAATAACCTTATCGAGCCCTACTTGTGCAGCTGTAACTTTGTGAGGGTTAGATATATCTATCGTATGTGAATAAATACCTTCTTCAATATGATTCATACGATTATCAGTTACAACCGCACCATTTGCAATATTTTCTTCCTCAGTTTTTAAATCGTCATATTTACTCCAGGTTTGTTTTTCGTAACTCATTATTTGCCAACCTCCTTAGAATTTTCTTGCTCATAAGTTTCAACTAATACTAATAATTTAGCATTATCAAACTCTAACTGAGTAATCTTAGATAATAATTTGTTAATCAATTTTTCTGCATCAATTTCATTATTCATACTTCCTCCTTAAAGCCTTGTTCTTCAATTTCTTTTATTTCTTCATACTTCATATTAGTTAAAACCAAGCGGTCGTTTTCATAACCTCTCCTTTTACCTTTGACCTCCCATGTAAAAAGGAGATTAGGAACGGAAGATTGCACAGTAAAACTCGTTTTATCTCTGGATGTAACAGAAACAGAACCTTCACTATTGTTATTGGACCGCCAAGTATCGCTACAAGAGAACCAATAGCTCCTGTTACGCCACCTGCTCCTGTAATAATCGCAGCAAGTCCTCCAAGGAAGCCTACGAATGTTTCGATTGCAGTACCGACTGCGATAATTCCGCCAACTACCCCAGCAAAAGTTCCTAGAGTAATTACAAAATCAGAAAAACCTTTTCCGTGCTCAGATAGCCAATCACCAATAGTTGAAAGGACATCGCCGAGCCCTTTTAAGACGTCAACAATTACTCCGCCAGTCCATTCAGCTACTGGTTTCAAAAAGTTATCCCAGAAAAATTTGAAAGCTGGTTTAAGTGCCTCGATTACTCCGTTTACAAAATCTATTGCCCCGCCCAAAGCTTGTAAGAAAGCGGGTATCAAGTCTTGAATAGTAAACCCGGCCAATGGCAAAAGTACATTTTTGTAAAACCATTCTAGCCCAGCTCCAATATTATCAGAGAGAGGTTGAATGCTTTCAAGTAACTTTTTAATTCCATTAAGCAATAGAAGCTGCTCTATAAGTTAGCACTCTATTGTCGTTATAGTACTTAACAAGATAATAATCGACAGCACCCTGAAGGTTAATATACTGGTTGATAATGTACTGCAAATAAAGGATTGGTATCAATCGTATCATCCGTAACGAGGAATATCCCTCGTGGATCAATACATTTAATATCAGCAAATACTTTCCCAGTCTGTGGTTCCTGATTCATATAAATCAATTCATAACCTATCCCAAATACTGACAAATCTTTTTCAAGTTCAGTATCATGAGAAACAATATCAACTTTTGTATAAGCATCAAGAATCGATTGAATGTCATCGCTGCTTGTATAAGCTACTGGATTTCCTACCATGAAACCAACATTCATATCAGTTACATACTTTGCGTGATTGACAACAACTTTATTATTAGGTGCTGCAGCACTATCTTTTGTTCGTTTTAAAATATCTTGCTTACCATCATAATAATCAGATAGTTTTTCCAAACGCCAAAAGTCACTTTGGTGCTGATTAATACAATGATTAAGCAATTCAGAAGAAGGATTATTTAAGTCACCTGCCATCTCTCTATTTATTTTAATTGCCATGTTTCTCCTTTAATAAAAACCAAAGCTTGCTTTAGAAGCAATCGTGGTCTTAACATTTCTCATATCTTCACTAAAAGCATACCTTGTAGCATCTATTGTATGGTTATCATTATCTTCTAACCTTGGTTTAGGATTACCATCTTTATCTACTTGATAGTCTATGTTTTCAAACTCCCAAGCTATTTTAGGAGTTCTTCTTGGATCAATACAGATAAAATCTAAATCATCAAGCCATTGTTCGCCATATTCGACACTATCAGGCCCTTTTTTGACACCTTTAATGTGTGGAACGTTGTGTTCGGTCTTAAGTTCTGCTATGCTCTTAGGTTCAGCAGAATCAGCAAATATTGTATCACTAGAATAATTTTTCTTGTGCAACCATTTCCCATACTCTCTATTACTTATTTTTTGACCATAAAGTTCATCAATTGCATATATTCCATTCATTTTCTTGTCGTATTGCCACCTTACATGAGCTAGTGGGTCAGTAGCATAACCAAAGTCAACTGCATTGCGGATATTATCAAAGTTTGCAACCATGTCATCAGTAATTGAACCAGGTACAACTTGTAAATTGTCAAACGGTACAACTCCAGAACCAATTGCTTTCCCTAAATATTCCCAGTCATAGCGTCTTTCACTTCTAGCTTTGGTTGCTTCAGCTTCCTCTATGAACTCTTTAGAAATAAATGGGTTATCATGATAAGTAGAATGATGAACAAAAGTATTAGCTGGTTGAAATGATGATTCATATTTCTTATTCACCCATGATTGTTTACGCTTTGGTGGGTTATATGAATAGAAAAACTTATAAAAAAGACCATCATCTAATTCCCCACGTAGAAGTGAGTTAGTGATAGTTGTTACTTCATCTTCGCTTTTAAATTCTGCTAATTCTTCAATCCAACCAATTGCAAATGGGAACTTACTATCTTTTAATGACTTAATTCGTTCAGGGTTTTGCGCCCCTCGGAATATCATATAGTTTCCACGTGGAATATAAGTAATTCTCAAGGGTGACTTATTGAACTTAAATAAATGGGTTACGCCTTGCTCTTCAATAGCCCACTTCATTTGCTCATAGATTGACTTCTCTAACGTATTATCAACATAACGGATGCCAACTGCATTAACCGCATATCTCATTAACAATTGAGTAATAATATGTGCAATGTCAGATGATTTACCTGAACCACGACCACCTTTTTCAACGATATTTAAGATATTACTATTTAAAGCTGCTCGCCAAGTAGAAGCAAATGCTTTAGGAATGAATTCAGATAGTTTAGCCATCGTCATCACCTAAGTCATCAACGAACACAGGCGTTTCACTCACTTCTATTTGTTGTTTGTCAATAAATGCTGCATTAATTTTATAGAAGTGTTCTAATGCTTGGTTTCTCTCTTTAAAACCCGCTGAATACTCACTCACTTCACGCTCAATAATTTCATTTGTTTCAGGATCACGTAGCACTTTTTCAAATCGCTGTGGTTCTCCCTTTGCAATAGAAGCTGTAATAGCTAAGGCTTCTTCCATTGTCAAATGGCGCTCCAGTTGAATCTCTTTCAGCTTATTTTTGATATACTCAGAGACTTTTCCACCTTTTTCCACCAATTTTTCTTGAGCATTTTTAGCATAATTCTCTTTGTATCCTGCTTTTAAAGCTGATTGATAAGCATTACTTGTGATGATGTACTCATCAGCAAATGCTTGTTGCTTAAGATTTAATTTACTCATTTTCGACCACCTTTCTCCAACAATAAAAGGCTGCCCAGCGGACAACCTGTAATAAAATATAATAGCAAGTCAGGGAGTCGAACCCTGACAATAACACCCTACTGTACTTGCGACCAATAGCAATTCACTTATATTACTTTGCATCAATAGTCAAATTGACCAATTGTTTTCACACCATTATCCTTATAATGTGACATTTGAGCTTGGTTTGCATCCACTGTTTTTAGATAGCTAGCTTGATGCCCCGCAGATACTCCATCCAATCTAACCATTGTATCTCCGTTATAGTTCCAAATTGAACCATTCATTTTTGAATTTTTATCTGTTACTTTTAATAAAATCATTTCAACTTCTCCTTTAATAATTGGACCTGGTGTCCCATTTTGAATAATATTAATTGGATTCAACCATGTTCCATCATCTTTAAATGCTGATGATTGCGCTGAAAGCCATTCTTTTTTCGTAATTCCCAAGTGTAAATGACTTGTATTACGTGTGGCAATTACTTGCCCTAATGAAACTGACTGTCCTACACTAACATTAATATTAGATGTACTAGTACCAAATTCTTGATAGACAACATAGTAACCACTTGAATCTTTTGTTACAACTACTGTACCTAAGGCACCATATCCTGCCGGTGCCATACCAGCATAAACTACTGTTCCAGCATGAACTGCTGCAATATTTGAGCCAGGGTATTTTGCTGAACCAAAGTCAAATCCATCATGGAAATAATCGCCATTGCCTGTACGATCATAGGTTGTCATACCAAATTGTTGCCCTTCTTCGTAACCTTTATAGCCACCCGAAAAAGGCCATCCCCAATCATTTGCCATATCGTATCTTCTTTCTTGCTTATTCAGTTCAATTAAACTCGTCAGTAAAATTGACTGTAATTCCTAATATACAGCTGTATTAAAACTAGGAATGACTCAAAGTCGGAATCGAACCGACCGCAGTTTTGCTAGTCCAACTTCTGAGTCTTTATGAAGTATATCCAAACCGAATTAATTTATATTTTGTGCTTTTGACTTTTACTTCATAATACAAGTATATCAACTAAAACAGGGGGTAAAATTCAATGAATCATTCAAAAACATTTCACGATTTTACCACTCACAAATACGGTCTAATCATTTCTTTAAAAGATTTGTTCCAGCGCCATAATGTAGTAACACCCACAAACATTTCTTGAGCTACTCCATACCATGTCATTCTTTGCTTATAATGAAGTAATAAAGCTTTTTTCGTGTCACTACATTCTACATCCCAAAACATATCAAGTATTTCTTTTTGCCTTTTCATTTTTCCTAGAACACCAGTGAGTTCATCTTCCTCAACTCTTAAATATTCTATTTCTTGAGGTGCTATTCCAAGTGATTGTGTTCTAATTCCGAGATTGTCTTTAGGTTTTCTAGCTCTCAAATCAAGCTCTCTTGCTTTGATATTTGCAGCTAATCTCCCTGTTAAGTAATCTCCGATAATTCTATCTAGTTTATCTGCCATTAAATTAATTCTCCTTTTTAATATAATCCAGTTAGAAAGTTCTTGCTATATTCATTCTTTGTAGACTTTATTTTTTTACAAAGAAAGTCTATAATGAAAATAAAAAGGGGAAATTTATGGTTTATAAAATCACACATATTCGTCTTTCTAACCCTTCTGAGGTATCCACTAAAAAAATTACTCATATAAAATTAGAGAGTGGTGTTGTGGAAACAGCTGCTATGGCTGCTTATTTTATAGATATGGGGTGTAAGTACACTTATACAAATAGTGCTGGTAAAGAAATATTTGTTACTTCTGTCCATCCTATTTTTGGTAATCCATATATAGAGACGCTTGATCGAACGACTGAATTTGATGAATTACTTAACTTACCCTATTTCTAATTCCAGTAGGCTTTCAACCGATTTATTTGTACACTTTGTGTTTTCGATTTATTAATGCTATACTTGGCAGTATAGAATTTCGCTATGCCTTTCATATTTTTAAGAAAGGAGAATGCAATTATGACATTCACTAACAAAAATAAATTTTTCCAATATACAGTAACTCTTGATACTTCAAATAATATTTTTAGAGCAAATCTTGCTGATAACTCAGGAATCTATGGTTATGGAAATACCATTGAAGACGCAGTTAAACATTTGGAAAACTTAGTCTAAAATGACATGCAACTACTACCAATATGGTGGTAGTTTTTTACTTAAATTCATATAGTTACAAATCACTTCTTTAGCTATACCATTTTTAATTTTTATATATTTGTTAATATTATGAGCCTAATTTAACAGCTTTTTCATTTTTTTACTTACACTTTTGTAAGTTTTGATATTGTACAAAAATGTATAATATGTTTATCCTTAGAAAGGAAAATTCCAAATATGAATAATGTGTACATAAGATTTTGGAAAAAAATTAACGATATTCATGGTAAGTGTAGTGTCAAAGAATACTGGAAAATTATGTTTATTCATCTAAGTATATATATCATTTTATTTTTTTCATTTTCTATAGGCATGTTGTTAAAAGTTAATTATGGTTTAGATAAGATGGGCTCTTTTCTTATTGAAGGTAGCATTATTGTTTCGATAATAAATTTTTTGGTCACATTATGGCCAAATCTTACAATCACCAAAAGAAGGTTAAATGATGCCGGTTTGAGCTGGGTCATCTTATTTTTTATTTTTCTTCCTTTTGGTCCTATGATAATTATTTATTTTTTGGCAACCCCCACCGAAAATGACGAATGGAATTTTTACTCAAAATAATTATAATTACTTTAAGGTAACTTAATTTATTATGATTTAGTGAAATTTATCCAATCCCTCCCCACCAGTCATTGACCAGCGATATTAGTTTGTTTTTCAATATATTCTTTCTATCTTATGTTATAATATTTTAATTAACGCGAATTGCAGGCGAAGTGCGGTTAAAAACATTGCCGTTGAAATAGAAAGGTGTTATTATGAGGATTAATATCTTACAACACTCTCCAAATGAAGGCCCTGGTTTCATAAAAGATTGGGCACTTGAAAGAGGTCATGACATTTATGTTTATCACCCCTACTATTTTGACGGTATACTTCCTAACGAAAAAGACACTGATATGTTAATCATCCTCGGTGGCCCTATGAGTCCAAACGATGATTTGCCTTGGATTAAAGATGAGCGTAAATTAATTCAAGAACTTATTGATAGAAGCATACCAATATTCGGAGCCTGCTTTGGAGCCCAACAAATTTCTAAAACTTTAGGATACGATGTTTCAAAAGCACCTTATAAAGAAGTTGGTTGGGCACCTGTTTATCTCAAAAGTAATTCAATTCAAAACATTCCACCAAAATTAAACGCACTACATTGGCATGAAGAAATGTTTGAGGTTCCAAAGGAAGCCGAGTTATTGTTCAGTAGTGATTTATTGGAAAATCAAGGTTTTCTTCTAAAAAATATAATTGGATTGCAATTTCATTTTGAAACTACAAAAACAGATATACGTGAAATTGTCGTAAATGACGCTTCTTATGCTTTGAATAACAATGCATTGAATCAATCTCCGAAAGATATTTTGACTAATGATTTTCCAAGTGAGAATAAAGAAACAATGTTCAAACTACTTGATTACATTTCACAATAAACATATTGAAAGAGCAAAGGAAGAAATCCTTTGCTTTTTTCATCCCTCCACCACTCTCACTAAATCTAGGTCTTGGGCTTGCCATTGGCTCCATTGCTATTTCAAACTTCACTTGTTTCTCCATATATAATTATTTCAGTTGCTGCTTCATTGCTGATTTTCTTAACTGATGCAATAAAAGTCACTGGGTTCATTACGATTTCTTTTTCATGGGCCCATTTGACATATCTTACGAACTGCTGATAAGTTACTCCAGGAACAAAACTCAAGTAATATTCTGCAAGGCCCTTATCAAATGCACTTTTAGGGATTTCCCAAGCCATTTATTAAAGCCTCCACTTCTTCATTGGTCATATATTCCCTATCTTCTTTAGTTTGAGTATTAGACCATTCAGGAGCACCTTTTACAACTTTGTTACTTCTAAATCCTTGAATAGGTGTTAAATCGTAGTCATCTTCCCAACCCTTACCGTTAAACCATGTGCTGCCATGTTTTATATAATTTTGTTGGGTATTTTTAACTCTTATTTCTTCCAAATAGTTTTCAAGACCCGTTTTAATCTCTTCGTCTGTCGTTCCAGATTTTACAGCTCTTTTATAAGCTAATAGAGCTTTCGGTTTTCCTTTTTTGTTAGGATATATTTTCCAAAGATTATTAAATCTAGTTTCTAAATCAGACTCTTTATCGGACTTGTCCGATATATAATTATTTGATTTATTAATTGATTTATTAGTTGATATATTATACCTACGATTCTTCGGTATACCCTCTAATGAATCTTCGGTAGGGGTATGCTGATTCTTCGGTATACCCCCTACCGATTTATCAACATAGGGATAAATATATCTCTTTTTAACTTCTCCATTTTTAAACTCATATTCTAATTTGATGTATCCTTTTTCTTCAAGATGCTTCAGATTAGCTGAAACTGTTCCTTTTGTCTTGCCGTATCTTTTAGCAAGATAAGCATTTGAAGGAAAGATACTGCCAAAAGAATTAGCCATCGTGTATATTTCACTAAAAAGAAGTTTTTCAAAATCATTTAAATCATCAGCTTCAATAATTGGCACTGGTATTTGGTTAAAAAACTTTGTACTTTGTTCCATCACTTCGACCAGCTTAGATTTCCAACATAATTATTTGATTTGTTACCATCAATATGTTTAACATTTGCAGTCCTTCTGGATTTGGAATAAATGCCTGTGCTACCAATTGATGTATAAATGGCATTACTCGTTTTCCGTTATCGAGTATAAAACCATATCTTGGGCGCTGGTCTGATGTGGTATTTATTTTTACTTTCTTGCGAATATTATCACTTATAACTTGTCTCAAATTTCCATGACTGCTAATCTCATATTCGCCTACTGGAATACCAACAATTTTTGGAGAGTTAATAAACTCAATTTTTTTCCACGTTTCAAATTCCATTTATAATTCCTTTCTTCTATATTTATTTCAATGTGGTCAAATTCGACCAATTTAGACTTCAAATTAAAAGGCTGGGGGATGTTGCGCATTGCCTATCCCCTCGAATTTAAGCATGTGTTACGCACGCTGCACCTGGTTGTTAATTAAAATGGTAGGTCATCATCTGAAATTTCCATTGGATCACTTCCAAAAGAATCATTATTTTGTGGTTTTGCAGCTGGATTACCAACTCGTTCACCATTTGCTTGATTACTTTTTTCAAGTACTTGGAAATTACTTGCGACAACCTCCATAATATAAACTCGTTGCCCTTGTTGATTCTCATAGTTGCGAGTTTGAATACTACCAGTAACTCCAATTAATTGACCTTTATGAGTCCAATTGGCCAAGTTTTCGGCTGATTTACCCCAAATAACACAATTGATAAAGTCAGCTTCTCTTTCTCCATTGAAATTCTTAAATTGACGATTAACTGCAAGAGTAAATGAAGCAACTGCTTTATTTTGTTGTGTATATCTAAGTTCAGGTTCCTTAGTGATTCGCCCTACTAGAGTGACATTGTTAATCATTTTGTTCCTCCTTTTTTATATCTACGAATTTTTCGATATCATTGTATGCTTCATCAAGTGGCATTTTTAGCCAATCATTTTGTTCATCAATACTTGCCCCATAGTTTTTCCCGGCAATAATAGCCATTTTGTTAACTACGGCTTGAAGCTTTTTCTCATCAAATTCTTTTTTATCTTTACCAACAACATATAATTTAGGTGGATTTGGTATCTCTTCTTCAGTAAAATCAGCTTTTGTATTTTGAACCTTTGAATTCTGAGGTAAGGCCCGACTTGGAAGTTGTGGATTATTCCACCAAAAGTTCTTTCCTGCTTTTTTATCAAAAACTTTGTTCCAACCATCAGTCTTTTCAAGTGATGTTTGAGCAAAACTGGTAGGTAAGTCATATAAATATCTACCTACTCCCCATTGGACAGCTGCTCTCTTCATTGATCCAGATAATCCACCTTTGACTGCTTCAACCTGAGTGTTTTCTGCGCCATCCCATTTGGTAACCCATTCATCTCCAAACTTAACGGATATACCACATAACGTCCCACCATCTGGAGCTGTTTTGAATTCGTTCTTCCATCCAGCAATTCCAAAAACTTCATCAAAACGTTCTTGAACTGCCCGATTATCCATATAAGCAAGAACCATAGCCCAAGGCTTCCCTTGTTTAGAAAATCCTGATTGTTGAACTCTCCAAACTACTCGGTCTGGTTGCAAAGGTTTTTGTAAGGCAAGCATTTGTTCTTCATAATCTGCCATAATTTACCTCACGCATCCCATTTAAGAGGTGCTTTCTTATCTTTATAAACAATGGATTGCTCAAGCTCTTGTTCTATTCCATCTCCAAACTTGCTCTTTAGTTTGGTTAAAGTAATTGGCTCTACACAATCCCAACCATGAGCTTTAACTAAGTCATATTTCTGTTTATTAGTCATGGTTAAAACCTTTTGTTGTGCTGCTTTACCATAACTCAAACGATTAAATTGTTGACCTTCATCAAGCCGTTTTTTAACCTCAGTTTCGCCCTTTTTATAAAGGTCAGCTATAATCTTTGCCTGAGCTAAGAATTCTGTAAGTGTGATATTATCCATATCTTTTATAGCTGATAGATTCAAGTCAACCCTTTGACCATCTCCATCTACTGGGATAAGTTGTAATTCCATAATGTTCTCCGTTTCTTATTTTTGTTGAAACGTGATATAATCTAGGTATTAAAATATAAAGACACATCACGTCTTAGTCCGCATTACCGTGCGGGCTTTTTTATTTCCAAACTTTTTTCCAGTCTGAAATACATTCGTTAAGCATTGCTGATTTATCCTCAGCAAGTTCTTGCTTATTCTTTTTTCGTGAAGTCATATAAAGACTCCCGTCTGGTCGTTGCCAAGTTTCAAAGACTACTACTCCACGATTTTCTCGTTTGATTAAATCATGATAGATTTGTCCAACAGTCGTTGGCAACACTCGAACTTTGCGTTCGTTTATGATTGTTGTTTCCATTTTTAACCCTTCTATATATGAGTTTCATCCTCCTAATGATATAATTACTTTGGACATATATTTGCTAATTTTTTTATAGAAAGGAGGTATAGATTATGAATTTAGATAATTTCGATGAAAGATTTAATGACTTTCTAGAACGCTTTGATAATACTTTTGAGAAAGAGGAACCATATGAAGATATTGTTAAAATCGTAAATTCCTCAAAACTTAATGCATCAGAGTTTGAAAAAGCACTTGCTATTGAACACCTTATTGCTCAAAAACGTACTAATAACCTTGTTAAGTTAGCTTTAAAAGAGTTTTTAAAAAAAGACTAAGAGACCGCACAGAATGTATTATTTACATTATTTTTTTACTTAATTCGCTACTATTTTTGTAGCGAATTTTCTATTTTAGTATCCTTTTCTTACGTAGTAACATATTAAGTTTCTCTGCGATAAGTTTTATTGCTCTTAGATTCTGCGTGATTAAATCAAGGAATGGGTCAAATGGGTTTTCACCGTTTTCTCGGTTGAATATGTATGTGTAGGTCATGAGTACACCTCCTTTATAGAAGTGAGGTTAGTGTGTTTTTGTTTTCTGTGAAATAATCAATAAACTTTGGTGCTCTAGACATTCCTCGATACTTCTTGCTCCAAATTGACCATGCTAAGAAGGCAATCAAGTGAGTAAGCCGTCCGTCAACATCAATCACGAAACCATCAGGGGCATTATCAGCAAATTTTTTGATGTTGCCTTGTGCCCGAAGATAAGCATTAGACTTTTTGTCGATATTCCCTTTTTCATCTAACACTTCTGTCTTATACAGATACTTAGCAATTTCTCCGTCTGTCATGAATGGTCCATCTTCGATTTCAACTATCTTAACTTTTCCGATTGTAGTCATTTTTGTTTCCTTTCTAGCTAGCTAAGTCATCTTGTTCAACAAGAGGTAAATAGCCGTGTTTTTTTAATGTTTCATATAGAAACTTGCGCCCTTTTTGTTTCCATGTAGTAGTAATCGATGTCCTTTCTTGACCTTTGCTATCTACATAATTTTGAGTCCGGCTACCAATGTAACCTTTACCCATATATCTTGAGTACAGTACCCATTGCTTATTGACTTTTCGTTGAATCCGTAACTCGTTCAAAATTCGATTAAATTTTACAGCACTAAATCCATAATCCTGTGCAATTTGAGTAATTAGAATATCATCAGGACTTTCAAGGATTAAATCAAGGTAGGTTGTTTTCTCAGCGGCTGCAGCAAGCTCGAGATTCAGCTGGCTGTTCTCTTTTTCAAGTCCAAGTCGTGCTTGTCGTTCTTCTTTTAGCTGTGTAGCAAGGCTGATGAGTGTATCTGGATTAAGCAAGACTTCTTCAAGTTTCGCCTCCGTCATATAAGCTCCGTGCTTGCGGATTGTTGGGAGGACTTCAACAGCCAGCCAATCTGTGAATTTTTCAGATACAGCATTGTTTGCTTTGAATGCAAGTTTGTAAACCACCGGTTCACTGATGAATGTGCCTTTTTCAACTTTTGCCACTTGTGGCAAAAACTCGTTAACCCTGTTCCATCTAACATATTCGGTTCCGTTAGTCTTTGTTGTGAAACCTAAAGATTTTGCAACTTGTTCTGCGTTAAATAGAATTTCTTCTTCAACGACTTTAACATCAATATCGAAAATTCCATTTGTGAAATTTTGTAATTCTTTCATTTCCTAACTCCTTTCTTAACTTACTTTTGTATTTTGCTGATTAATTCGTTTCAGAAAAACCGAAGCGTCTTCTAAAAAAATAATATCAACGGATACTCCTAATGCTTTTGCTACTTTTTCAATATTTTTGTATTGAGCATTTCGGATAAAGCTAATATCTTTTTCATAGTTACCAATTGTTTTCTGAGTCAATCCTGCCTTTTCCGCGAGTTGACTTTGCGATAAACGATTTAGTTTTCTTAAATCTGTAATTGCTGTTGCCATACTGGCTCCTTTCTTTTAAATAAAGTTTCTGCTTTCGCAGTAAGGGAAGTTCAGGAATCGAACCTGTTCGCCAGTCTTCCCTGCTCGTTGCGAGCGATATCATAACTCCGTGCTATAATATAAGTGTTCAAACAAAAATATAGAATGGAGATTTTATGACCAAAGATTATTTAACGTCGCCTTTTAACGACATGGATTCGAAAAGAATATCAAATACAATTGATTCAATATCTAAAACCCTCGAGATGTACAAATCTATTATGCCAGCAACTAATCTTACTCCTGATGTTTTGCCAATATATAAGGCTATTAATCTTATGTCTAGCGTAAAGTATCCGACTGATATCTTTACTAATTTACCCAAAATTAACCCTGGTTCTTTTGCATTTCCTAATGAATTAGCAGCTACACTTTCTAAGAATCAAATTAATTCAGCATTTGAGTTAATTAATAGAAACGAAAATGTCATTCGAGAAATTCAATCTTCTTTAAGTTTTCTCTCTACTTCTGGCATACTCTCGAACATCACTCGTGTTAATTCCATTTCAGTAATTCAAGAAAACCTTGAATTACTTATCGAAAATAGTGCCATAAATACCAATCAAGAAGTAAAGCCCAACAGTTTCCAAAGTGGTACCAAAAGCAAAAGAAATGTAAACGGCAAAGCCGAGAAAATAGAAGCGTTGCAATATGCGCTTTTTGAATTTGTTGTCTCGTGTAAACTTTTTAAAGAATCGCTTAATCATGGCGTCTCCTACTCTTTCGATAGAATTCTTTCAAACTTTGGTTATTCATCAGCTTTATCAACTCTGATTTCTCTAGTAAAGCCTAATGACCCATTATTCCTAATCATAATTTTCTTAATAATTGGTATAACACAGGACATATTTAAAGAAAAATAATCCCACCCCTCTGGGGCTTTTTATTTGCCAAACTTGCTACTTACGTCGCGGTGGATACGTCGTGTACCGTCATTTGAGCCCGTTCCGTCTGCCGTACTGAACGCTCCATGATTGTTCGCTTGTTTGACTTTATGAGTTAATTATACACTTCGGTTTTTCCGAAGTCAAGAGTAAAATTCACAAAAACCGAAAAATAATATATAAAACAAGAAATATATTTCACTTTTACCGAAACGTATGTTATTATATATCTATGAAAAAGAATAATAGTAATGAAAATTATTTTGCTATCAATTTAAAATATCTTAGACAAAAAAATAATATGGAGCAATTAGAACTTGCTAATTTACTTGGGCGAAAAAGTTCTTCGTCAGTAAGTGAATGGGAAAAAGGTAAGTACACGCCAAAAGCAGGTGTCCTAAATGACATCGCAAAAATATTTTCTATTCCATTAAGTAAATTGATGAATGAAAATTTATCAGAACAGTCAATTACAATTCTGGATAAAATAAATCAAATTAGCTCCGAACTTGAAGAACCACGCCAAAAAGTAGTTCTTGATACTGCTTCTTCTCAATTAGAAGAACAGAAAAAAGAACAGACTAAGGTTGTATCTATTAAAACTGAACAACAAAAGCAAGGTATTGACCTTGCCGATTTAGTAGATGATAGTAAAGTTGATTGGGACAAATGGGTTTCATTTGATGGTAAGCCATTAACTGATGAAGTTAAGGAAGCCATGAAAAAAGCACTTGGA